ATAACTTGTATTCTGTAATCCAGCTAATGCAATTTTTATTGCACTTTTGAGTTGCTTTTCTACATCCAACACACCAGCATCTCCCCACACTCTATCAGTCATGAGTTCAATTTCAATCTCGTAATGTTCTATATTCTGAAATACACCCGAATCTTGGATATTATACTGTTTATTGTTTATACTTGATTTAACGACACTCATATCAAAACGGACGGGATATTTGCTATTTGTAAAACTAACACGATTAATAAACCTAAAGTTTTTTTTTACATTAGCCCACTCACTCATTAATTGTTTAATCGCAGGCATTTTTGGTGTCATTAATGCCTCTTTTTGATAAGAAATTCGAAACTGAAAATCATCATTATTTATAGGATACACTGGTTCATCATCTATCTTTGCATAACTTTTCATCATATAACTGACGGTAGAATCCTTCTCATCAATAGTGTTGGTATTACAATACTTTTGGATAGCTGAAATTCCCGTAACTTGGGTTCTTATATTAGACATTTTTGTTCTACCTGTTTTAACATCTGTAAACTCAGTTTGTATCTTAAGTTGATATTCCCCCTGATCGTTTGGAGAAACAAAATTAAGAGATTTTAACTTACGTATAACGTTATCAAAATCAATTTTAGTTAAACGTGTCTTTGATGTCGTGTGAAAACGCACTTCTAATTCATTCTCATTTTTTGCTCCAGGTCTCTCTAAAAGATCTTTCAGTATATCACTAAGGGCAAAATCCTTTTTATCCATTTTGGTACTTGCCATTACCAATTATATATATACTATCTATCGATATATTTTTAATCAATTTTGCTATTAATTTCTTCATATAAAACTTGCTTGGTTTTCTTTTTATCTAGAAAAATACCTAAAGTTTCAGCCATTGTTTTCAAATCACTCAATTTATAACTAGATACCGATTTTAGTTGTGTTCGTGTATCTTCCATAAAGAGTTTGCCTTCTAGCCTATTTTTGTGGATATAGTCTTTAGCTAAATCATGCTCTATAGTATATGAATTGTGTTTACTTCGTGTTCGTTGAATAATATCAAATTTATTATTATCATCATTCCCTTCAAAAATATAATATTTGTTATTCCATATGTAAACAACATTCAGTTTGTTAAATAATACCAATGCTTTAAATGTTGTTAACGAAATATCTTGATCGTATAAAAGCGATGCTTCTATATCGTGAAAACGAAGTTTGTGTTCTTTCAAAAAACTTTTACTCTTTTTAATCTTTTCAATAAATGCCATACCAAAATCATTTTTTAATTTAAATCCGTGTTGTTCTTTCATCTCTGGTGTATAATCACTATTTACTAATGAGTAGAAACTCCAAAATAATGTATTGAATGACTGTGGTGACGACTGTGATGACAATTGCATTGCCGATTGCATTGCCGATTGCATTGCAGATTGCGATGATTGTACCGATTGCATCGATGTGTGCGTTTTTACACGCGATTCACCCAGTTTAGATGTTGAATGTCTAAACTCTTCAAAAAAATTCTTAGTAATAGAATATTTTTGAAGATTACGAAGATTCATGAGCGCTTACTGTATTATCAGTGCTATCTTTAATAACCTTTTTCTTTTCATTAAAGAACGCTTGAGTAAGCTCATTTTTTACATTCTCGACTTCAAGTAATGTTTCCTCTTGATCGCTAACATAGTCAATATATTTATTTAAATGACTTAATTGTTCCTCATTTAGAGATGACAAATTAAAAAAAATCCCATTATTATTTTCACTAACATAAATACCGTGTTTAACAAGTATTTTAAGAACATCTACTTGTTGTTTTTTATTTAATTGCTCTATCTTTGTTTTTAGTGTAACTAATTCTATCATATTTTCTATTAACTAACTGTTAATATTTAAATGATTTATTCATTACGTTGTTTAACTAATTCGCCAATGACTGAAATAAAAGGATCATTGAGTTCAAAACGTTGTCCTATAACTCTTACTACAATACTATCTCCTTCCTGTATACTTTGAAAATAATCATTCATATGGTAATGGTCCCGCGATATAAAGATAACCAGAGGTTCTGGTTCTACATCTTTTATAACTGCTCTTATTCCTGCCTTTGTGACATTCTTGGCTTGAGCTTCTATAAGCATTCCTTCAACAGGATGCGCAAAAAGGCCTTCAAGAACCACCTCAAATTGAACGGAATCACCATTGCGAATACGTCCAGATGAAAATGTAATTATTTGAATACTACCAGGTTTACAAAATCCGTCTTTACTGCACTTCCCCTCTAGTTTAAGCTTCACCTTTTTCTCAAGGATTTCCTTGAGATTTCTACCAACTTCAGTTATCAATAAAACACACTGTTCTGTAATAACACCCTTTGTGTATATATCAGCAAGAGACATCGTTGATATATATATATATATAGAAGAGTAATATTATATCAATTTTTTAAATGGTCTATAATCTTTTGGGAATATTCTGGAGAAACAAACCAAACCTTCCCTTTTACTCTATGTAAATTATAACATCGTAGCACAAGTTCTGTGTAGCAACACAATTCGACATTCCCTATATCTTTCACAACATCGTCACTAAATACCGACGTGGGACAGTTTACATCATCGCGTTTCACGCTTTCTAAGATACTATTCAATGTTTTAATAGTCTCTTTTTTACTCGCTTGGTCGCATCTAGCACCACTCTGACGTTTTTGATCTCTCACTTTTGTTTTAAAAATAAGCTCATTTGTTCCCTTAAATGGAATTATAAACCCATAGACTTCATTCAGATTAATAATCAATTCACGAATTCTTTTTACGTAAAGAGGCATAAAATCATCATTATCTGTTTTTTCTCCCTTATTCCAAACATTTTTGTTTAGCACATACAAAACAAAATTATCCCCCTCTTGAAGATAAACCCCCCTTCTCTCTCCTTTTTCAAAGAGAGAAGCATCAATAATTTTATTTAGCTTATATTCAAAACCTTCCAATTTTCGCCTATCTTTACTATAAAGATAATCTAAAACCGCCAATTTTTCTGGAGTAGGCGCTAATTCCCAAATATGTGCCACAATGAATTCCTCGGTTTTACTGCGCTTCATTCCTGCATTTTCTAAACGCACTATGGCTTTTGCTACATTTTTATACCAGTTTTTTTCACTTTTCTTAGGAGTTACATCTATAACAAAAGCACTGGCGTAAAGCTTCTCCATCTCGTTGATGATATGTGTAGTGGAACTAGTAGCTACATTATCTGCATCATCATCAAAAACCCCAAATCCACTATTGCTTATATCTACAGAAATAGTATCCTGTTTGTAATCAATCGGTCTAGAGCGTGCAAAGAGAGAACTGTGGGGATTATCTAACTCTAATGGTTGATATAAATAATACTCGCCAATATTGATAAGATGACCTGCTCTCTTATAACGATCCTCAATAATTTCGGTTTTATCTTCTACTAATTGATTGAGGGCAACATCGATTTGGGCCATCGAATAAGGTCTATCATATTGGAGATGTCTTACAATATTCTCCTTTTTATAAAAGTAATGCTCCTTGAATAAGTCTTTTATTTTAGCTACCAGTGACATATTCACATCAACAAAATAGGTATCTTTTGTAATATCAGCTGAAGTAATAGTGGCATATGGTTTACAGGTATAGGAACATTTTTCCATATAATCACATTGTTGAGTATAGGGTTTATCACCAATGGTATACATAATGCTCTCTCCATTTGCTAAAAGCAATTTGTGTTTTTGTTTCATAGTTTCTTGACTCGAATTTTGCTGTGCTTTATTTAATAAACAATCAATTGAACCCTCTTTTAATGCACGTGTCACTTGTCCTATAAGAACAGCTTTCAGTTCTGCAATACGGTAGACATACATATCGGCAGCCTCATGATCGTTTTTCAATAATGTAGTATACAAAAAAATCATCACGTTTCTCTTTTTAAAAGGCAAAAGTTTATGACTACAATTTCTCACAGCACGCCCGATTGTTTGTTCGATTCGATTCGTATTATACCATGGTTCTAAAATATGAACTTGACGGATATTGGCAAAATCGAGACCTTCAGAACCTGCTCGTGAAATAATGATAATTTTTATAAGAGAACCGTCTACATTTTCTTTGCTCGATGCTATTTTTACCGCTAATTTATTATTGGGCGATAAATCGTCATTGCCCGTAATCATTGTATACACTATATTTTTTTTCTGCTTTGGTCGCGTTTTAAGAAGATTGGGGGCACCATAACGTTGACATCCCATTTCCTCGAGGGCAAGCGCTAGGGGAATAACTCCACCATCCAAAAATTGCGAATAAACCAGACAAATTCCATCACTCTCAGTTATCGCCTTTGTTATATTTTTCAATTTGATACTGTATTTTCCCAAGTGTTTTTGCGAAAATATATTTCCATATTTCTCTTTTATAGAACTTTTATATTCATATTCCGCTTTATTTTTTGTAAAGGTCATTATTCTTTCAAGACCTTCTATACCGACCATTCCTGATACACCTATTTCGCGCATTTCTGTTATGTCTTCACAAGGATATGTCATATTCAACGCTTCTAATGGTTTTTGAAGCATGGTATATCCAAAGCGTTCCATCATTTCTGGTTTTAACTTTGATGTATCCTGTTTCTCTCTCATGTTATCAATAATAAACTCATAGACTTGGTTTTGATATGGACCCAATTCAAGACAATACAAATCAAGGTATTCCATAGTCTGAATAATATCTCCCCCTAGAAGTGTTTTTGACGGATAACGGTTAACTTTCAATGATTGTGGCGACTTGAAATCGTGTGGAAAGATGCGATAAGGAAATGTATATGGATTATCGCCTTTTACAAAAGATACATAGCCAGTGGCTTTTCGCATCAATAGTGCTTTTCCTTCTTCTTCTCCAGAAGGACTAATCTTAAAACGCCCATCTTTATCAAACACCTCATTGGGATCTATTGTCGAACGCCCGTCGTTTTTATTCATCAAATTTATCAACCAAACTATTTCACGCGGATTATTATACATAGGTGTAGCTGATAGAAGCACCAACGACATCGAAGAAACATACTTTGTAAGTGTATCCAATTGTGAAGCTACACGCTTTTCCTTCTTACTGTTACTTGAACGTATATTATGGACTTCGTCTATTATAATAAGACGTCCTTCGAAGGTTTCACGGAGCCGTCGTTTTTTCAGTTCTTCACGTTGAGCTTCGTTCAGTGTTTCAGGCGTATTTGAACGTTTGGCAATAAAATTAGCGAATTCACCATATCCCATAAAAACATAATAATTATTTATAATCCGATCAACTTGTTTTATAATACGTTCGCGGGAGAGACCCTTTAGATTAACAGGATTAATTTCAGAGAGAAACTTGGCTCCACTACAACCATGAATACTCCAAACCCCTCCTATCTTTTTCATCTTCCGCTCGTCAAATAACTGTTCTCTAAAATTAATTTGAACGTTAGGCGAAGCAACAATGATGATTTTTTTCGTAATTCCCATCTGTTTCATATAACTCCGCATTTCTTCACTTATCCCTATTGCAGAACACGTCTTACCTGTTCCTAAACCGTGATATAAAAGCAACGAATTATACGGCGTATGTATAGAAACAAAATTTTTTACAAAATTTTGATGTGGACTTAATTCAAAGGAAGTAGAACATAATCTGTCCGATTCCTCCTCTGCATTTGTTTGTTTGAATACTATAGCCTGTTCGTTGAATTCCTTTCGTTTTGCTATTTTAATATTAAAAGATGGGTCATTAATATCTGGATATAAATTATCCATATATAGAATATAGTGAGTTTTTATTTAATAAAGAATCTACCTTTTCAACAATTTTAATTCGCTCTAAATGATATGGACGAATGATTTTTATCAATTCATTGTAAGAGACCCATTTGGCATCACTAATTTCACTTTTCTGAAAATGAATTTCTTTATGAAAAGCCGAAATATCAAATTTTGCTAAAAAATAAGAGTCTTTATATGCTTGATAATTTGAACCAATAATAATCTCCTCAAAAGGACAAACATTATCAATAAGAGAAATTTTCTCCTTTTTAAATCCAGTTTCTTCACTCCATTCTCTCAATGCACATATTTTAGATTCTTCTTTAAAATTCTTTCGTCCTTTGGGAAATCCCCATTCTGGAGTATCCCATGTTGAAGTGCATTCTTTTATCAATGACTCTGTATTGTAATATGAACCATTTATAGTGACCCCCTTTTTCAATATGTTGAATTTTTCATTTGCAAATGTTTTTTCTTTTTGAAAATATTGGTTTTTTGGAGAACCCCATAGTTCTCTCCAAATCTCTAAAAAGGGCAATGTGAGTATATTTTCCTTCTCTTTATTTGTCATTTCATAAATAATATCCATAATTTGACTTTTATTATTGATAAAATACTTGCCACGCATAAAATCAATATATCCAAATGTATGTTTCCGACATAGTGTTAAATATTCGGTCTCATTCTTGTCATTTTTTCTAAATGTGATAATTCCATAACTTACAATTGGTTTTCGACAATTATGAAAGCTATGTCCTGTTTTATCACAATTATTGCAATAAATTTGCATATCTATTAAGTTAGTCAAGAGAAAGTTTTATATCCTTTGATAGAAATGAACGATAGCGCTATATGGGGTCCTCAGTTTTGGTATGTATTACATAGAATAGCATTTAATTATCCACTGTATCCCAATAAAGTAACCAAAAAAAAATACTACGATACCATCATGAATATTCCATTATTTATACCAAACCCTAAAATGGGAAATGCCTTTAGCGAATTATTAGACCTTTATCCTGTTTCTCCTTACTTAGATTCACGTGACTCTTTTATTAAATGGACGCACTATATACATAACCGTGTAAATGAAAAACTAGGAAAGCCTTCTCTATCTTATATTGACTTCATTACGAAGTATACAGATAATAATGAATCTACTAACAAAAGAGCTAGATTGGTAGATCTATTAAAAATACAAGGAAATAATAAAAATGCAATTATTGTGACCTTATTGGTATTTTTAATAATAGGTATATATAAACTAGTATGAAAGTTGAATTAGTTATTTTAGGAACCACCGCATTTTTTATAGCGAATGCTTACCATGATGGTAAGTATATGGCACTTCTTAAATCCTGGAAAAAATATTACCAAATGGCATTTTATGGATTTCTAGGATTATCGCTTTATCTTTTTTTGAAGCGACACCCCAGTGAGTCACATAGTCTTATTAAACATGCAAATGGAATCATCAAATATATGCCTATTGACAAAGACACTACAGACATGTTAACTCCTATATTCGACTTTACTACTAATTCTTTAGGGTCCTCACGTAGTGAAACGCGACTCGTGAATTCAGGGCTCACTAACACCAATACATTACAGCCTACGACCACAAAT